ACTATGTTTACATGACTGGTTTTGCAAGTGATATAAACGTAAACGGCGCATGGATTGTTGCCACAACTCCAACTGCCAGTACTTTTACGTTTACAACTGCTGTAGCAGTTACCAGCCCAACAAACAGCGCAGGACAGACTAACGTCTACATGCGCCCTGCTGGATGGGTTGAGTCTCGTCCATATGATGGCGGTGTGGCTTTCTCTGCTGGTGGCACGATTACCAATCAGCAAATTATTCGTCAAACCCGTCGTTACTTCCGTTACCAATCAGGTAAGGGCATTCAGTTCTCTACTGGTTCTGCTCTTCAACCTACATTGTTCCAACCTGTTTTAACTGCCGCTGGAACTACGGTTACAGTAACTACCTCCGCTCCGCACAATCTTGCAGTAGGTACTACTGTTCAAGTAACTGGAGCAACACCAACACAGTACAACGGTACATTTGTTATTCAAAGTGGCGGATTTAGCAAAACCACGTTCACATATAACACCACCGTAATTAATACACCTCCTTCAACTCCAGCAATTGGAAACAGTATTCGTATTAATCCAACAATTTGGTATGGCGCACAAAACTCAGTTGGTATTTATGATCAACAAAACGGAATATTTTTCCAGTACGATGGTCAACAGTTGTATGCGGTTGTTCGAACATCTACGATTCAAACTGCTGGTTATTGCCAAGTAACACAAGGAAATGCAACGGTTACTGGAGTTGGAACCAACTTTACGACTGCGTTAACGCCCGGCCAATTCTGCGTAATCCGCGGTCAATCGTATCGCGTGATTGCTATTGCAAGCGACACCTCGTTGACCATTTCACCTGAGTATCGCGGCAACTCTTATGACTCAACCGCTTCGCCAAATGGCGGATACATCATGTCGGTCACTACTGATACTAAGTATCCACGATCAACATGGTTTGATCCAATGGACGGCACTGGGCCATCTGGCTACAACCTTGATTTGACGCGCATGCAGATGTTCTATGCCGACTATTCTTGGTACGGCGCTGGCTCAATTCGTTGGGGTTTCCGCGGCAAAGATGGCGCAGTGACTTATTGCCATCAAGTGCAAAACAACAACGTACAGTTTGAAGCTTTTATGCGCTCTGGTAACTTGCCAGCGCACTATGAGTCTTCTGGTTTGACACCAACCACCTATTTGACTTCGTCAATTGGCACAACAGACACCACAATTCCTGTGGCTGATACATCTTTGTTTAATACAAGTGGAACAGCAAAAATTACAGGTAGTGGTGCGGCTGGTGTGGTTGAATATGTTACTTACACAGGTAAGACCTCAACATCGCTAACTGGATGCACCCGTGGCGCTACAGGAGGCGCGGCGGCTACCGCATTTACTTATAGCTCACAAGCTTTTGTAACCGTTGAATATGCTACCCAAGACTCTGTGCCTTCAATTTCGCACTGGGGTTCATCAGTAATCATGGATGGCCAATTCAACGACGACAAATCGTTGATTTTTAACTACGGCATGACTACTGGATTGACAGTTGCTGCGGCGGGTTCATATGCTTTGATGGCGATTCGTATTGCTCCATCAGTAGATAACGGAACTACAGACACCTTGGGATTAAAAGAAAACATTAACCGTATGCAGTTGCAACTTGACTCTGTGTCAATTATTGCAGCTACATCAAATGTATTGATCAACTTAGTCTTAAATGGTCGTCTTGCGGCGGCTTTTTCTGGAACAGGCGCTCAAGCCACATTTATCTCACCTCAACAGCTTGCTGGCGGATTCACATCTTCTTTGGCGCAAATTGCGGTAAATGGAGCAACGGGTACTACAGCGACGATTACGGGCGGTGAATCACTGGCGGCGGCTTACGTTCCGATTGGTATCAATACCTTGGACTTGTCTAACGTGCGTGACTTGGGTAACTCAATTTTGGGTGGTGGCGTGAATAACACCGTGCCAACAACCCAAGCTGGCTTGTATCCAGACGGCCCGGATGTCTTGTATGTAGTTGCAACAACAAGTGGCGCATCTACCATTCAAGCTCGTTTGTCTTGGAAAGAAGCGCAGGCTTAATATGCCAAGCAAGTCACCCGCCCAACACAAGCTCATGGAAGCCGCCGCCCACACAAAGGGCGGCTTTGGTGGTGTCCCTCAAAAAGTTGGCAAGGAATTTGTCCGCGCTGACAAAAACATGAAAGATGGTGGTGGACTACATGCAAACATTCATGCAAAACAGCAAAGAATTGCTGAAGGCTCTGGCGAAAAAATGCGTAAGCCGGGCGCAAAAGGTGCGCCAACGGCTGATGCCTTCAAGCAATCAGCCAAAACAGTAAAGAAAAAAGAAGGTGGAGTGTCTCTGGCTATCGGTCGAGGCGAGAAGTTACCCGTCTCCAAAGGCGCTGGATTGACCCAGAAGGGTCGAGAAAAGTACAACCGAGAGACAGGTAGCCACTTGAAGGCTCCGCAGCCCCAAGGCGGTTCTCGCAAGGATTCTTTCTGCGCACGCATGAGCGGCGTGGTTGAGCATTCCAAGGGTGACGCACCAAGGGCAAAGGCATCATTGAAACGCTGGGATTGCCCCGGCTGGTAAGGAACTGAAATGACTCCAGCGCAAGGAACACCAAACGCAATTGGCGGCCCTTCAGCCGAAGAGAGTGATGTGCCAAAATCCACTGGCGAAAATGTCGGCGGTTTAATTCTTGCTGGTCAAAACAAGGTTTACAAACAAGGTGGCGAGGTGAAGACATGCAAAATGACCTCGCACGAAAAAAGCAAATCATCACCAAACTGGTAAAGGGTCATCATGGATAAAGATCAAGATTGGGTAAAGAGCATCAAAGCCGACGTTGAAAAGATGAAGAAGCGTCCCGGCTCTGTTGAGGCTGGCCCGCAGACACCATTTGTTGGCCCAACCAAATACAAACCAATATCAAAAATTTCTTATGAGCAAATGAAGAAATTTCAAAACGCTGGTCTTGGGTTTGGCGCACACCACGGCATTCCAAAAGACAAAAAAGGCGGGAGCATTAAAACCGCAAAAATTTCAAACAAGCAAAACAACTCATGCTGGTAAGGAGCAGATCATGGCTAAAGTTAAAAAAATGGCAAATGGTGGCATGACTAGCCTTGGCGCTTTGGCGGCAAGCGCAATGACACCAGCATATAAAGATTTTGGTCAGCCAATTGCCGTTCCGGGTGGTGGCGGTGGTGGCGGTGGTGGCGGTGGTGGTGGCGGCAGTGCCTCAGATGGCCTTGGTCAAATTAACCAAGGCGCTGGCACTGTTGCAAGTGCAATTTCAAGGGCAAGTGATGCGCTTGGCAATGGCGGTGGCGGTTTAATGGGTGGTGGTGGTAAGGGTGGTTTGGGGCCGGATGTACCAGATTACTCATACAAAAAAGGCGGATCAGCTAAGAAGCATTCAAGTGGTGGAAAAATCAACTTGAAGGATTGCAGTGTTTCAACCGCTTCTAAGAACAAAAGCAACCCTAACTGGTAAGGCGAACACATGAAAAAAGTTAAAAAAATGGCATTTGGTGGTCTTTTTACTAATGTTGGCGGTTTTGCTAATACAGACTTTTCAAAACCAGAAAAAACGTCCGGTGGAAGCTCATACCAGCCATCACAAAATTTAATAAGCAGGCAGCAGGTTCAGCCTCGGGCGGCGGCAAGGGCTGATATAGGAATGCAGCAGATGCGGCAGCAACAACAAGCATCGGCACAAGCACGAGCAGCAGCAGAAGCACGAGCGAATGCAATACGACAAGCGCAACTACGAGAACGAATAACACAAGACCGAGCAGTAGCAGAAAAGAAAAAGCAAGATGCAATACATGGTGCGCCCACACAGCCCCCACGGCCCCCACAGTTTACACCCCCACCTCCTGTGCGGGATCCCAAGCTTATAGTTGACCCCAACCCGCCAAAACCACCACTTCCTGTGCAGCCTAAACCTCTTGCGGAGTTCACACGCCCAACCTCGACTTCACCCCAACCTCCTGTGCAATCTAAAAATTACGGGGAATTTAATGATTTCGGTTTTGACCGTCCCCTTCTTGACTATTTAAATAAGCAGCAAGAAATGTCGACATATGATGCTGGTATTTCATACCAGTATGACCCAGCCACGCAAACTTTTACTGGGGGAACCAGAGGTTATGGCCCCATTAAAAAAACATTGCAGGAAATGCAAGCGGAATCGCAAAGCAAAACCCCTCTTGCATCTGCGCAACCCTATAAAAAAGGCGGTCAAGTTAAAGCTGCTCAAGACACCAAAAAGAAGTACACAAGTGGTGGCAAAATTAACTTAAATGAATGCCGTGTGTCTACGACCCCAAAAGGCAAGACAAACCCTAACTGGTAAGGAATAAATCATGGCATATTCAGGCACGGTTGGTCAAACCACAATATCAGTCCAAAACTTGATTGATGATGGCGCTCGTCGTGCTGGCAAGCTGGCCGAGGAACTGACCGTCGAGCAGGTTGTTTCGGCCAAACGCGCCTTGTTTTATTTGCTGAGCAACCTGATTAACCAAGGCATCCAGTATTTTGCCATTCAAAAAGTTGTTTTTGGGCTGTTGCCAGACCAGTATGAGTATCTGCTTCCAGTAGGTGGCAACGACGTGCTTAATGCCCTCTACAGGACGATGGCGAGGCCGACTGGTAGCTACTCCTCATCCGCTGGCGGAACGGCTATAAACGCCTTTGATGGCAACACAACAACCTATTGCCAACAGACAAGTACGGCGGGCAATATTTCGGTCAATTATGGAACCGGGCAGACCAACTATATTGGCTCTATTGGTTTTATGCCCTATATTTCTGGCGGCGGCGACCAAACTTGGAATTATGTGTTTGAGTCTTCAGTTGATGGATCAACTTGGAATACTTTGTACACAGGAACTGCGGTTTCCGTGACTGACGGCGAGTGGGTTTGGCAGGATATTGATCCCGGCTCAAACACTCAGTATTACCGCATGAGAGCCACTGGGACGACCACATTGTCGGTTCGTGAGCTTTACTTTGGTTCAAACAGCACTGAAATTACTATGTCTCGGCTGAACCGTGACGACTACACCAACCTGCCAAACAAGAATTTTCTTGCCAACAACCCGTACCAGTTTTGGTTGAATCGTACGATTCCGCAGGCAACCATCACGCTGTGGCCTACCCCTTCGGATGCTTTTGTGCAGATGGTGGTGTGGTACTCGGCTCAGGTTCAAGATGTTGGTGCTTTAAACGGTCAATTGGCGGTTCCTGACCGTTGGTTGATGGCAATCCAAAACATGTTGGCGCATCAGATGGCTCAGATACTTCCCGGCATTGATGCGACTCGTATTGGATACCTTGAAGGCCAAGCTGAGAAGTATTTCAATATGGCCGAGCAAGAAGAGCGTGACAAATCACCCATTTATCTGGCTCCAAATATTTCAGTTTATACGCGATAAGGGGGTCAGCAATGCCGCGCTTCCTTGACACCACAGGCAACGCCTCAATAGCAATTTTTATTTGCGATAGATGCCGCATGAAAAGGGCTATTGATGAGGCGCATCCCGACCCTAATTTCCCCGGCTTGTCTGTCTGTCGACAAAATTGCGCCGATGAAAAAGATCCTTATCGTTTGCCTGCTCGCAAAACAGAAAAAATTACCTTAAAATTCCCTCGTCCAGATGTGAGTGTTGCTGTTAATCCAAACGCAATCATTACGACTGGAAGCAATCAATATGACTTGTCTCCAGAACAAAATGTGCAGACACCTCAGAACAACGGAAATCTTGATACCTTGAGTCCATCACCGGGGCAATAAATGGCAAATTTAACCATCACTCAGTTACCGATAGCGGGTGCGATTACCGGGACTGAGCTTGTCCCTATTGTCCAAAATGGCGTTACGGTTCAAACAACTACCGGAAACATCGCTACTCAGCCTACACAGACACAGACATTCCTAACCGTTGGTCAGCAATCTTCTTTGGCTAATTCTCGTTATCTTGCTGTTGGGTCTGGCTTATCTTTAACTGATGGCGGCGCACAAGGTACATACCAAATCAATATTACTGGGGCCGCATCAAGCCTCAACTCCGCCAGCACAGGAATACAGGTAAAGACTGATGCAAACACGCTTGCGGCACGCCAAATTACCGTTGGTACGGGGTTAAATGTTACAAATGGTACTGGGGTATCTGGAAACCCCATTATTTCGCTTGGCACGTTTTTATCAAATCTTAACTCCCTCTCAGGATCAACTGGAATAGTTGGGGTAAATGGCGGTATTGTTTCTACTCTATCTGTGGCCGGAACATCGGGGCAAATTACCGTTACAAACGGAAGCGGGGCGGCTGGCAATCCAACTGTTGCGTTGACAAATACCTCTGTATCTGCCGGAAGCTATACCAGCGCAAACTTTACAGTTGATGCTCAGGGTCGTATTACAAGCGCCTCAAACGGCAGCAGTATGGTTTATCCAAGTGCTGGCATACCTAATTCAACTGGCTCTGCTTGGGGAACATCGTACAGCACCACGGGCAGCGGCACAGTGGTTGCATTAGCCACATCGCCAAGCTTTATTACGCCAATACTGGGTACTCCACAGTCTGGCAATTTTTCTTCTGGTACTTTTACTTGGCCAACTTTTAATCAAAACACCACAGGCACAGCGGCAAACGTAAGTGGCGTTGTAGCAATAGCCAATGGCGGTTCTGGTCAATCAACTGCGCAACAGGCAATGAATGCTTTTGCTGGGTCGGTTACTGATGGATCGTATTTGAGGGGGAACGGAACAAATGTGGTTATGTCCACAATCCAAGTTGGAGATGTTCCTACACTAAACCAAAATACAACGGGTTCAGCCGCCACATTAACAACCGCTCGGTCAATTTATGGAAATAATTTTAATGGCTCCGCTGCGCTAACTCAAATCATTGCATCTACTTATGGCGGAACAGGAAATGGATTTACCAAGTTTTCTGGGCCAGCTACAGCAGAAAAAACTTTTACTCTTCCTAATGCAACGGCCACCATACTGACCAGCAATGATACGGTTACCATTGCTCAGGGTGGCACTGGGCAAACAACAGCAAATAGCGCTTTAAATGCTTTATTGCCTGCGCAAACTGGAAACAGTGGAAAATATTTAAGCACTGACGGATCAAATACTTCGTGGGTTGCTAGTAGTGGTAGCGGTACAGTAACAAGTGTAGGCGGCACAGGAACAGTCAGCGGAATTACTTTGACAGGCACAGTTACCGCTGCTGGAAGCCTTACTTTGGGAGGCACACTTGATTTGTCGTCGCCTCCTGCGATTGGCGCGATTTCCGAAAATACGGGTAGATTTACCACAATAACATCAACCGTAGCAACGGGTACTGCACCTTTTACAGTTGCATCAACAACACAAGTAGCAAACTTGAATGCGGCAACCGCAGGTAGCGCAGCAACTTTAACGACTGCCAGAGCGATCTACGGCAACAATTTTGATGGCTCTGCCGCATTGACTCAAATTATTGCGTCTACTTATGGCGGCACTGGTAATGGCTTTACTAAGTTTTCCGGCCCAACAACCACAGAAAGAACTTTTACACTTCCAGACGCAACGGCTACTATATTAACCAGCAATGCGGCAGTTACTCCAGCGCAGGGCGGTACAGGTGTTGCAAATAATGCGTCCAGCACCATTACAATTTCTGGCGCTTTTGGAACAACATTAACCGTTTCTGGAGCGACCTCTGTAACCTTGCCAACAAGCGGAACGCTATCCACATTGGCTGGCACTGAGACATTAACTAATAAATGGATTCAGCCACGGTTTTTACCAAGCACCGCAAATAGTGCAGAACCTACGCTAAACACAGATAACTATGACATGATGATTATTACAGCGCAATCTGTAGCAATCTCATCGTTTACTACTAATTTGACTGGAACGCCAGTTAATGGTCAAAAGTTGTGGATTTCCATTACAGGAACTACCGCTATTGGAATTACTTGGGGCGCAAAGTTTGAATCGTCAACAGTAACATTACCATCAACTACTGTCTCTACAAATCGCTTGGATGTTGGTTTTGTTTGGAACGTAGCCACAGGAGCGTGGCGTTGTGTGGCGTCGGCTTAATTATGGAAAATGTAAAACAAATATCTCCACATTATGTTTTTCAATATAACGGGATTACCTTTAGCTATTACAAAGGTGACAAGGGCGAAGGATTGCCAAAGC